CAGGATCAGATGTTTTTGCAACAGGATCTGTAATTGAATCAAGAGGTTCATCTGAAGTAACTTTTGATACTTCAGCAGCTAGTGAAACTTTATTAACTTTCACACCAGCTGACGCAGCAACAAATCTTTTTACAACTGGAAGCATGATTGCTTTTGTTTGTTATGAAGATGGCACATACCACATTGCTTCAAGAATGGGTGGTGCAGCTGACGCAACTACAGGTGCATTTGTATTTGCATCGTAATAAATAATTAGTGTGGGGCTTCGGCCCCACATTTTAATTTAATGGAGAATATAAAATTATGAAAAGTGATGTAAAAGCAGTTAGAGTTACAGCTACAGGAGCAGTATTCGCAGGCAGAACAAGACTTAGAGGTATCATTTTAGAAAATGATCATGCTACTGACACTCAATCAATTACTCTACAATCAGGTGGAGTAACTCAATTTTTAGTAAGCTGTCCAGCTGGAGATGTTTTTGCTTTCAATATTCCTGAAGATGGAATTTTATTTGAAAGTGGTATGACTACTTCTGCTATTGGTGCAAATGTTGAAGCGACTGTATTGATTGATAAGTAGGAGGCTAAATGGCTAATACTACCTCTGGAACAGCAACGTTTGATAAAACATTTGCTATCGATGAAATCATTGAAGAAGCATATGAAAGAATAGGTATGCAAGGTGTGTCTGGTAATCAATTGCGTGCAGCCAGAAGATCCTTAAATATCATGTTTCAAGAATGGGGTAATCGTGGTCTTCATTATTGGGAAGTAGCAAACAATTCAATTACATTAGTTGCAGACCAAGCAACATATACAATGTTTAGATCAACAGCAGATGGTACTTCAAGTACGACTGCTATATATGGTGTTGATGATATATTAGAAGCATCTTATAGAAACTCTAATGTTGATACGCCACTTACTAAAATAGCAAGATCTGCTTATCAAGCTTTATCAAATAAAACTGCTACAGGTGTTCCAAGTCAATATTTTGTGCAAAGACTTATTGATAGAGTTACAATTACTCTATACTTAACTCCTGGTTCTTCAGAAGCAGGAAAATTTATAAATTACTATTACGTAAAAAGAATTCAAGATGTAGGTGATTATACAAATGCAACAGACGTGCCATACAGATTTGTACCTTGCATGTGTTCAGGTTTAGCATTTTATTTAGCACAAAAATTTAAACCACAAATGGTTCAACAAATGAAAATGTTGTACGAAGATGAATTACAAAGAGCATTATCGGAAGATGGCTCTCCATCTAGTACATACATAAGTCCAAAAGTTTATTATCCGGAGGCATAATGTCAAACTTATCATCAGGTAAATACGCAAAATTTATATCAGACAGATCAGGACAAGAATTTCCATACTCAGAAATGGTTATTGAATGGAATGGAGCTAGAGTTCACATATCAGAATTTGAAAAAAAACATCCACAACTACAACCAAAACCACATTCTGCAGATCCACAAGGTTTATTAAATGCAAGACCAGCAAGAACAGAACCTGCTGTTGCAAGATTATTAACATTAAACCCTTTAAAAATAACAAATGGATCTCAAGTAGTAACTGTATTTGAAGAAAACCACGGTAGATCAACAAGTGATACCGTTAGATTTAGAAATGGAGAGGGTCGAAACGGTATTTCAGACTCAGATATTAATAATTCTTCTGGATTTACAATTACAAAAGTTGATGATAATAATTATACATTTACAGCTAGTGGCACAGCCACGGCTACAACTAGTATAGGAGGAGGCAGTATAACTGCAGGACCAGTTACACTATCAGCATAATGGCAGGATTTACTTACGATAATTTAGTAACCGATATTAGAAACTATACTGAAACAGATTCAAATGTTTTAACAGCGGCTATTGTTAATAGAATTATTGAAGATGCAGAATTTAAAATTTTAAGAGACATACCATTAGACGCATATAAAAAACAAAAAATTGGTAATTTAGTTACTGGACAATCTACAATTAACGTACCTGCTAAAACACTCTTTGTAAAAGGTATACAGGTATATGACTCAACTTCCGCAGCGACCGGATCTAACTCTTATTTAGAGAAAAAAGATGAAACCTATTTACAGGAATATATTCCTGCGGAAACATCTACTGGAAAACCTAAATATTACGCTATGTTTGGTGGAGCTACAGGAACTACGGATACTACATCTGGAAGAATGATGTTTGCCCCTGTTCCGGATACTACATATAAATTTAAAATACATTATGAGGCTATCCCAGATGGGTTATCTAGCTCAAATACAACGACTTACATTAGTCAATATTTCCCTAATGGTTTATTATATGCCTGCTTAGTGGAGGCATATGGATATTTAAAAGGTCCAATCGATATGTTGACATTGTATGAAAATAAATATAAACAAGAGGTACAGAAGTTTGCTGCAGAGCAAATTGGTAGACGTAAAAGGGATGACTATACAGACGGTACTGTCCGTATTCCAGTTCCTTCACCGACACCGTAGTAACAGGAGAATAAATTATGGCAATAACATCGGCAATTTGTACAAGTTTCAAAGTTGAAATCTTAAAAGCTGTTCACGATTTTACAGCATCGTCTGGAAATACTTTTAATTTAGCTTTGTATACAAGCTCAGCTTCATTAGGAGCATCTACAACTGCTTACACAACTTCTAACGAGGTTAGTGGATCAGGATACACTGCAAAAGGAAACGCGCTTACAAGTGTTACACCAGTCGCTGACAGCACAACTGCAGTTTGTGACTTTGCAGACACAAGTTTTACGTCTGCATCTTTCACAGCAAGAGGTTGTATGATCTTTAATGATTCAGCTACAGGTGACCCAGCAGTTTGTGTGATTGATTTTGGATCAGACAAAACTGTAACAAGTGGAACTTTTACAATTCAATTCCCAGCAGCAGACGCATCTAACGCCATTGTCCGTATAGCTTAAAGGAGTAACGCGGAATGTCCGTTACTAGAACCTTTACAGTAACGGTGGTTAACACCGGCTCAGGAAATAAATATTTTATTGATGGAGTTCAACAACCCACAATAAGTTTAGCAGAAGGTTTCACATATAGGTTTGATGTTTCTGATAGCTCCATGGGAGCTCACCCGTTTAAATTTTCAACTACAAGTAATGGGACACATTCAGGCGGTACTGAATACACTACTGGAGTAACTACCAGTGGAGATACCGGACAGTCTGGAGCATATGTGCAAATTGCAGTGGCTGCATCTGCACCAACTTTATATTATTATTGTCAATATCACTCAGGAATGGGTGGTCAAGCAAACACAGTAGATTCAGATACTTGGGGTGTTTTACCCTGGAACCAAAACACTTGGGGAAAACAAGATGGAGTAGATGTTTCTGTTTCTGGTTTTGGACTAACTTCTTCTGTTGGTGATGGTACAAACATGGGTGTTCCGCAACAAGGATGGGGCGGTCGAACATACGGCGAAGGAGAATGGGGCGAAGTTACAGATAACTCAGTTACTCTTTCAGGATTTGGATTAACAACATCTTTAAATGCAGACGGATTATTATCTTTTCAATCAGCTGGTTGGGGTAGAAATACTTGGGATGATGGACCATACGGAGAAAGTAATGACCCTGTAATAAGTTTAACTGGATTTGGTTTAACAACATCAATTGGTGATGGAACAAATATGGGTGTACCTCAACAAGGTTGGGGTGGTAAATCATGGGGAGACAATAATTATGGTGAACTTTCTAATATAGATGTTTTCCCTTCAGGTTTAGAATTAACAGCAAGCGTTGGCGCAGCTGGTATAGAAGCATATAACGAAGTTGGTTGGGGCCGTGATGGTTGGGGTGAAGAATTATATGGTCAAGCAAATGACTTCGCTATAATTTTAACAGGTTTATCAAGCACCTCATCAGTAGGTGCATTAAGTCCTGCAGATGTAGAAGGTTTAACAGGAGTTTCTGCTACAGTAAGCCTTGGTACAGCTACAATGAAAGGAGACGTTACTGTTATTCCTACAGGTCAATCTTTAACTTCTGCAGTAGGTGCAATAGATCCTGACGGAATTATACAAGGTCTTACAGGTCAAGCTGGTACATCTGCTGTAGGTTCTTTATCTCCTGCGGATGTAATGGGTATAAGTGGATTAGAGGCTGAGGTTAATTTAGGTTCAACAGGAACAACTTCAAACCCTATAATAATACCTAGCACATCAGCTCTCTCATCTGGTCTGGGATCATTATCTCCTGCAGATGTAATGGGTTTAACTGGACAATCAGCTACAACTAGTGTAGGTTCAGTAACACACGAAATTAGTTTAGATATAGTACTTGACGGTCAATCTATGTCTGGTAATGTATCAGCTTTTGGAACAGCAAAAGGTTTTGGAATACAAGCATTTCAAGATGTTGACACTGGTTCAAATACAACATATAGTGACGTAGCATAGGAGAAAAGAATTATGGCATCGACATATACACCTTTAGGAGTTGAACTTCAGGCAACCGGTGAAAACGCGGGTACATGGGGAACAAAAACTAATACAAATTTAAGTCTTATTTCACAATTATTTGGTGGATTTAATTCACAATCAATAGCAGGTGGAGCACAAACAACTGCACTAACTGTTGTAGATGGTAATACAACAGGTACAGCTCAACATAGAATGATTGAGTTCACAGGAACAATTACTGGAAATCAAATTGTAACAATACCTCTTGACGTAGAAACTTTTTATCTTTTAAGAAACTCAACATCAGGTGCTTATACAGTTCAATTTAAATATGTGTCTGGTAGTGGTGGAACAGTTACGTTTTCTGCTACAGATAAAGGTGATAAATTAGTTGTTGCAAAAGCTAACGATGGAACTAACCCTGACATTGTTGATATATCTTTAGGATTAGCATCGGTTGCATCAGATACATCACCACAATTAGGTGGAGACTTAGATACTAATTCATTTAATATAGCTTTCGATGATGCTCATGGAATTAATGATGAAAACGGAAACGAACAGATAATATTCCAAACAACAGCATCAGCAGTAAACCAATTTGATATTACCAACGCTGCGACAGGAAATGCACCGTCAATTACAGCTACTGGTGGAGATTCAAATATTAGTATAAACTTAGTTCCTAAAGGCACTGGAGAAGTCCAAGCTAATGGATCTGGTTTAGCTACAACAGGAAAAGCTATTGCAATGGCTTTAGTTTTCGGGTAATAAACAAATAATTAAGGAGTATAAACTATGGCAGCACCAAATCTAGTAAACGTCTCGACGATTACAGCTAAATCGGTTCAAGCGGCATTAACTACAACTTTAACTACAGAAGTTCTTGCAAATGCATCATCTTCAAATAAAGTTTTTAAAGTTAATAATATTCTTATCGCTAACATCGATGGTTCCAACGCAGTTGATATTTCTGTTTTCATAACTAAATCAGGTGGGTCACCAATTGCGATCGCAAGTACAATTTCTGTACCTGCTGATTCTTCTTTGGTAGTAATTGATAAAAACTCAGCTCTGTATTTAGAAGAAGGCGATAATATCGAAGCAGGCGCTGGAGCAGCGAGTGACGCAGTTATAACTATCAATTACGAAGAACTATCGTAATAGGGAGTCTAATTAATGGCTCACTTTGCTGAAATAAATGCGGATAACAACGTAGTCTTAAGAACAATCTACGTCTCTGAAGAGCAATGTAATGCTCAAGGCGGGGAAGATTCTGATGAGTGCGCACAATGGGTTAAAGATTTTCACCCACCTTGTCCGTTTATTGATTACTCTGCTATATCTTCAACTTATTTTTTAAGATATTCTGTAAACACTCATTACAATAAACACTGGTATATTGATCCAGCATCTTTTGATCCTGATTATAAAAGACAGGATGAAAGAGTTAATGAAGTAACAGGTGAGATAGGAGAGCCTACTCATGGTGAGGATGACCTTAGAAGATATTTTTCAGGAGAAAAACCAATTAATAAAAGACCTCCTTGTTATTTAAGTGAAGACCAATCTAAAGCTTTTAGAGGTAATCGTGCTGTGGTAGGTGGAACTTGGGATCCTGTTAATCAAATATTTATGGACCCTAAACCACACCCATCTTTTGTTTTAGATTTAGAAAATGCTTTATGGTGGCACTCAGTCCCAATGCCAACAACTACTACATATTCAGATGGTAGAACATTCCACAGAATTTATTGGAATGAAGATGAGCTACAATGGAAAGCTTTAATTTTTAATTCAGGTCAAGATGATGTAGATGTAGAAAATAAAACTATTGAAATTCATCAAAAATGGGATAAAGATACACTAACGTGGGGAGATTTATAATATGTCAGAAACATTAACAAGAACAATGGGTTCAGGCCCAGCAGAAGGAAGAAACGGAAGTTTCTTTGGTATAACTTATGCTCCATCAAAAAACGACAAAATAACAGATTTTACGTCACCGGGTACATTCAACCCAGATCCAGCTGCAACAGGTGCAGCTGAAGTATTTCTATTCGGCGGAGGCGGCGGTGGAAATTCTGGAATTGCGGGAGTTTGCTATGGCGGCGGAGGCGGAGCCGGAACATGTAATGACGGTAACGGTGTAATTTCACATACTTTCCCTGGACCAGCTTCAGTAACAATAGGTGGTGCAGGAGGTTCAACTTCAATTGGACCATTATCAGAAGCCGGTGGAAATGGCGGAAGCAGTTGCGGCGGTGGAAATAATGCAGATTTTTCGGGCGGAAGCGGCCCAGGACCGGGATATGCGG